GGGGTTCTTGTTGAAAGCGTACCACTGTTGCTTGCTCATGATTCCATCGTGGAACGAATAAAGGAAACTGCTGTACGCCAACTTAGCTTGTGGGGTTAGCGTAGAGATGGGTCTGGGATCACCAGACTTGATAGCAGTCTCATTCTTCACAAATAACCGGATCATCTTCCGATACATTGGTCCCGATGCATGAGCCTCATTCAGGATTGCGCGTTGTGCTTTGCGCTTCTGATGCTCGTTAACGTCATCCAGGCCAACCGGGTGCCCAATATGGGGCACAGGCACGAGGAGCTCACAAAACTCCTGCATGTACTTCGCAGTGGATGGTGGAATGGTCGTGGTCCCAGGATCTCGTGAGAACGCTTCCACCCTACCAGCAATACATCTGTCGTCTGCGGCCGGAGATGAGACGGGTGCGTAACACGGTCCAATCAGTGGTGAGCCGAATGGAGCGAGAGGCACCTTATGGTCAAAGTCATGTTTTGAAAACCTGACCTCAATCATACCCATGGACGGCGGGTACACGACAGGGGCGAAGTGCGGGACTCCAGCTCTGATATAGTTAGCCAACAAAGCGGGAATTCCTGGCTCCAGTCGGTCAGTTGGTAAACCATTGGCACCGGCTGGAGAAACATGACTCGCTACCATCGCGGAGGTGATACGCGAGTTGGCGGCCATTGCAACCGCATGGAGGGCATCAAATGTGTCTTTTGGAAACGTGGCTGCCAAATGGTCACCCACGATTGACACACTTCGATATCTTCCCTCCTTCTTGACCACATCTAGGACGACGAAGCGCCCTTGGACGGGGTTAAGACGCTTGATAGGCTGACCTTCAAGCATCATACTGACAGGTATAACCGCTGGACTTTGATAGCACCCAATCACTGTGAGCATGAGTAGTGAGTGGTGATCATCGAGGGCCTTGCGGTCAATATGGTAGGCGACACTCTGACGCCTGAATATGCCGGGTCCATGAACCAGGACGGTGTCACCGGCCCAATCCCACACAGGGTGTTGGTACCGTGCACCCCCGCTGACCTCATAGAGGACATCACCATTCTCCAAAAACCTGAAACTATACTCACCTTGACTGTTGGCAGTCGCGGTGGGCGTGAAGGTTGAAATGAAGTAGGTTCCGGGGAATCGGCTGAGCAAGTTAGGCATGTCGATGTAATGCTCAACGTCGACAAGAATTGCTGCTTGAGTGAAAGGGTCAAGATGAAAGTCGCGGGCTGGGATAGCAACATCCTTAGCCCAATGGTACGTACGATCTCCATCGTATCCCCTTCGAACGTCGGATAGTGACTGCTGAATATAGTATGGCTCGAGCCCTAAGCTACGTGCCACA